TATAAAAAATCTTGCTCTTGATTTAAAAGGTAATAGTCTTATATTATACAGTCGAGTTGAAGCACATGGAGCAGTCTTATATGATCTAATAAATAAAAATAAGAAAGACAATCAGAAAGTCTTTTTTGTTCATGGTGGTGTTGACGCTGAAAGTAGAGAACAAATTCGTGAAATTACAGAAAATGAAAAAAATGCGATTATCGTGGCCTCCTACGGAACTTTCTCTACTGGTATCAATATTCGCAATCTTCATAATATCATTTTCGCTTCTCCCTCCAAGTCGCGTATACGAAATCTCCAATCCATCGGAAGAGTGCTCAGAAAAGGAGCGAATAAGGTTAAAGCGATACTCTATGACATCGCTGATGACTGCACACACAACTCAAGGAGAAACTATACCTTAAATCATTTTATTGAAAGAATTAAAATTTACAACGAAGAGAATTTCAATTATGAGATAATCTCAATACAACTAAAGAGGTAACATGGAAGACGATTTTTACGCAACATTAAAATTTAAAAACGGTGAAGAAGTATTTGCGAAAGTCGCTGCCTCAGAAGAGAAAGATAGAACTATGCTTGTAATTCATCATCCAGTTCTTGTTTCAGAAATCAGAACAAAACATGGTCTTGCTGGATATAAAGTTGAACCATGGTTAAAGACAACCAAAGAAGATATGTTTATTATTAATATGGATAATATTCTTACACTTTCAGAATCAAATGATATTGAAATGATTATGATGCATCAG